CCTCACGAGCACACTCTTACGACGACAGCCCTTCCTACCTAGGAAGGCATCCCATTTGCCACCAATGGCCCTACTGAGCAAAGGTACAGATTCATTTCTTTATCTCTGCACCTGCTACGGATCCTTGAGCGTAACCCGTCTCTGAAACGCAAGAGACTTAACCTTTTGTCAAAAGGTAGGCGCAGCAAGTTCTATCGGTACCTCAATCGGGTATCGTATCCTTAGCACTTCGGGTAACACCGCAAAGGTGCCAAACGGCTAATCATATGCGGGGACTTTGTAAGCCCACCGAAGTGGTTAACCCGGCAACGACAAGAGAAGTCGTTCACCCCGTTCTGGCTGAGCCAGACCCACACATGAAGGAAGCCTCATCCTAGGCCCCGCGACACTGTCGAAACAGTAAGGGCACCATGACTGCTCTGATATGCTCAAGTCGGCAAAGCAAGCCGGCGAAAAGCGTCCAGTGCACACAGCCTCCCCAAGTACCTCTCTGATTCATACTCGATCGGAACCAAGTACGAATCAGAGCGCCCGTTTCCTGGGACGACAGGGGTGCGCAATTGACCGACAAAAGTCAATGCGCGCCACATAGGTATCTTTCGATACCTATAGCTCCGACGTACCTCCCCTATACTAGGGGAAAATACGTCTCTTTTCCTTCCTCCATCCCTCCCCCAGGTCCAAAAGAAGTCCAAAAGGGCTTCTTTTTCGTCTGGGTCAGCAACCCCAACAACCCACTCCAACTGCGGGTTGAGTGCAAGCTGGTCTTGCACAGGGAGTTTACTGAAAACCCGAGTCTTTCTCATAGTAGTCTCACGCCGCCAGGCGACGCGACTTCTACGAGTCAACTCGAGTTGGGAGGGAAGGAGTCCCCACCTACGACCTATACGTGACCTGACAAAGGCGTCAGTCCACACCACCGAATGACGGACCGCTGCTGCAGCATGCATCAGCCCATCATAGGTCGTAGTAAACCCGCCTCTCCTAAGGTGTTTGACTTCTCGCCAAGCACCTCCCCCCTTTCTTAGAAACGCAGTAGAGTTGACCTCAACTACGTTCTCAGACCGAATTGTCTTCTGGTCGTTCAGGCAATACCCAGGAGGGTATTGATGGGCCTGAACCGGAAGGTCGGCAGAGATGACACAGTCGTCTCCATTACCCAGAATTCGGTGATCCCCACAGCCTCTTACTGCCCAGCGGGCAGCCAGATAACTGTGGAGACAAAGAAGGGGGAAAGAGAGGTAGGATCCCATCATCTGTCCATGTTGGACGATCCTCCCATCCACCGCAGGGTGGAGAGATTCGTAAGCTAGCCTACGAACGGTTCGTGGAATTTTGGTGGAACCAAAAAACAACGAATCGAGGATCACCTCTGTCGTACGAAGCGACAGACCGTCAGTAGCGTTTACCAGATCAACAGAAGTCTGGTAACGTCCAACACAGACAGATTCCATCTTCTTAGCCGTGGGGGGACCCAGCAAGAGCCAGTCTGTGGTCCTCGCAAGATGCTTGTAAAGCAACTTGTGCAAAGGAGCCAAGACGTCGTTCCACTCATCATAAATGAGAAGTGGCCTTACTTTCCCTGCGGAAAGTACCTCTTTATACCTGCCCTGAGGATACGGCAGAGCCGATTCTTCAGTACAGGCGCGGCGGAACTCCTCTCTCCTACCGGCCCAAAGCCGGTCAGCACGCTCCCGAGAGAAACGAGATGTGCTGTTGGGTAGATGGTTCTTGACGAAAGAACCATACTGCCTATCCCAACAAGGAGGAAAGAGTCGAGTAACTTCACTTCGAACAAAGCGAAGATACTCGGAAGGTGGAGGAGGGGGGGAAGAGAAGGCGTTCGATTCCCACTTCGAACGCCCGGAGGGCACGTGGAGCCGGCAACCCGATGGCAGGTTGCGCTTAATGGAGTTAACGCTGTGCGCAAACTCCCAGCGATTGTTTCGGCTCAGTCGATTAAGGCTGACCAACCCTTCCTCGTCACGCCGGCCGTGAACGCGAGGAAAAATTACAGAGGCACGTACCTTGCCCTGCAATAAAAGGTACTGGAGATAACT